ACAGAATATCGTCCCCTTCCCGCATCGTTCCGAGCGGCGCGAAAGAGGCTGGGGGGCTGGGCGGAAAGGGTTGAAAGCCGCGTGGAGAGGCGGGAAATCTTGGGGGGAGGCGGCTTTTAGGCGCGACGAAATTATCCCGGAAAACGGACATAATAATCACGGAAAACGGATTTAATTAAACCGGAATTTGCCGGGGGTAAAAAACCCGTCACCGGGTTTCCTGGGTACTGCCGGGGGGACTGCCGAGGCGGAACCGCCCCGGCGACTCGCGATTCGATCATGAGAATTTCTTCAGTATCGCGTCAATGCCGCGATGTGTGAGGCGGAACTTGAGGGCAAGCTCCTCGGAAGAGGCGCCCGCGTCGAACTCACGCACGATGCGCCGGTCCCGGATGTGTTGTAGGGCCTGCTGACATTTCGGGATATAGAGGCGTGTGGAGCCGAATTCGGCACACAGTACCTCGGCCGCTTCCACACCCACGCACTCGGAAAGCATCTCGAAGCGCATTGCGCCAAACCGGTTATTGTTGGCTCCCTTCGGCACCGGGAAGTCCACCCCGCCCAAGGTACGGAACGGGTCAATGGCCCGAGGGAGGCCGATCAGGCGCACCACCTCTCGGCCCATATCGGGCAGATGCTCCTCTTCCACCAGGTCATAGATGTCCGGGTCACGGGAGACATCGTAGAAGCGGCTAGCCGCCCCTTGTCCGGCCTCTTCCCGGATCAGGCTGACGGCATGATCCACGCCGACCAGGTGTAACAGTTCTCGGACCTTCTCCATGGCCTTCGTATCGCCGATGGCAGGCGGTACGGCCTTTGCCACGTTCTGCGGGGGTATTTCATCCGCACGGCTCTGGGAGGGAGGAAGGCCGAAAAGCACGGTGGCGAAATGGCTCTTCATACCAGTCTGTTTGACGGCAACCTTGTTCCGTGTCATCACGCCACCTCTTCCAGTTCGGTTTCAAACGGGACGATCACGAAATCCTCTCCCTGCTCGAACTTCACCCCGGCAAGTCCCTCCAGAGCCTTCGGCTCGGCCAGCATGGCTTCTTTGTTTGGCTCTTCCTTGGTGCGGATGAAGCGGGTCAGACCCAGCCGCTTCAAGGTTTCCAACACGGTATCCACGGCCCGCAGAGTCACCTTGGGCGGCCTCATGCGCCATTTCACTTCTCCGGCCGGGAAGTTGGCAAACTTTACCTTGCCATCCTTGGTTAGGGCGGCGCGGTTCGCTTCGCACCAGGTCTGAGTGCCCTTCGACAGTGCCTCGATCTGCTCATTGAACGGCTTGGCCTCGTCCTCGAAGCGCTGCTTGATCTTCGCCATTTCGTCATTCATATCTGCCTGGATGCGGGCGCGTTCGCGTTGGGCAATGCCGATCTTGGCGATGGTGTCATTGACCTCATCCCGGCTCTGTGGCACGGGGTAGAGGACTGCATTGTTCTTGATGCGGTTCGCTGCTTTTGCCATGTCGTTCCCCCTCACGCCTTCTTCTTGAAACTGAAACGTCCTTCTTCCCGCTCCCACCAGATGCGCACGCCGTTACGCTGTGCCGAGAAACGGGTGAATTTCCGGCCTTCCGCGTCCGTCTTGCAGCCGGCGCCGACCATGCGCAGCTCGCGCCGGGCCGATTCCGAATAGGCGATCTGCACAGTCGGGAACCCCTCCACGCCGACCGAATAGGCCATGACGGAGAAGCCCTGTTCCATGAGCCACTCCAAGACGCCTTTCAGGCGGCGGTGGGCATCCTCGAAGCTGCCAGGTGCCCGGTTGGTTGCCTCGTCCAGATCAAGGGTCGGGTCATGGGGCTTGCCGATTTCGGCCAAGGCCGTTTCGAGTTGCCGCAATTGCTCCTGATACTTTCTTGCCCATTCGTCGGCACCCACTTGGATGCCGAACATGGGGTGTTTCTCCCAGTCACGCCCCAAGGCCCGCTCTGCCGCGAAGGCGGCTAGGTTGCGCACCAGGGGCATGACCCGACTCGTCGCGTTCATGCTGCGTCTCCCTTCATTTCCGCGCCACAGGGCGGCGCCACCCAAAACACGAAGCAACCACAGGCCCGCTTCGCTCCGATCACCTCCCCGGAGGTCATCGGGCCTACCAGGTCTTCCGGCAGCACCACCAGCTTGGGACGCTCGGTATTCACGTCCACGCTCTCCACCGTGTAGCCCTGCTCGGATAGTTGCATGACCGCCGAATACACGGCCTGCAAGCGCTCCAGGAGGCGGTTATTTCGGTTCACCGGCACTTCACCAGGGCGCGGTCTCGGCGGGGCCGGGGGGTAGCTATCCACGGGATTCATGCTTCCTCCAGGCGATTGGCGGTGCAGTTGTCCAGCACCCCTTTTAAGGTCTTCTCCAGGTTGGCGAGAAATACGCCCAGGCCGTCCTGATTCAGAATCACAACTTCAGCCGGCGCGACATTTACCCCGTCGTTCACGAAGCGAATCAGCGCCTTGGTATCAACCAGGCGCTCAAAATCATCATCGGACAAGGTGTATTTCAGGGTGGCCGGTGCGGGAATAGCAGCCTTGTTGGCCCGGTGCAGGGGCTTCGGCGGGGGGATGGTCGCCTTGGTCATTGCCGTTCTCCTTCGGCGGCGTCAAACAGGTCCAGTGTCACAACGCCTGCGCCTGCCGTTTGCCCGTCGCCGTTCATCCCGTCATGACCCATCAGCTTGTCCAGTTCGGCTTGCTTGATTTTGGCTTCCAGCTTGCTGCCGTAGCGATGCAGCGCCGACTTGGAAACGGTGTGGCCCTCTGCGGTCAATGCGTTCGCCAGTCCCACGTAATCCTGAAAGCCGTACTCGTAGAGCCTGCGCTGTATCATGCGGCGGACATCGGGCGGGAAGCCTTCAATCTGGTTTCGTTTGCCCATGGCCTATACCTCCACGCAACCAGAGTTCGCCCGCTGGGCCAACATGCGGCTGAGGCCGGAGATGACCTTGCTCATGGCGGCGCGGGAGAGTTCGCCCAACTCCACCACCTTGACGGTATGGCGGGCAAAGGCCACCAGGCGGAAATCCTCCAGTCCCGACCAGCCGGCGCGACGGGTGAGGCCCGCAAGGGTTTCCCATTGCTTGGCCGTGGGAAGAACCTGCCCCGCCAAGCCCTTCGGCGAGGCTTGGGGCGCCTTGCTGACATCGGGCATGGCCTTGCCCTTCGAAAGACAGTCCAGCGCCTCGGCGAGCCGGGAAAGCTGCTTGTCCGTCATGTCCTTGCAAGAGGTCTTGCCGGTTTGCGTCAGCAACAGCACCCGATAGGTGTCATCGTCATAGCCCAGGCGCTTGGCGAGGGTGTGCACCTTCCCGATCAGGGCAGCGCGCAGTACAGGGGTCTTCATCTCGTTTTCTCCTCAAGCCGCCAGCCGGGCCGGCGCCATCCAATTGGCGGCGGCCTCGACCACGACGGCAGTCAGTTTTTCCAGCCCTTGGGTTTCCAGCACTCGGCGACAGGCTGCGGCCAGTTCCGCCGCATCCCGCCAATAGCCCTTGGCCTGCTTCTGGAAGGCCGTCGCCGTAGCCTTGTCCACCTTCCCGAAGTGCGGCTGGATCATGTAGCCCGCCACCTCTTCCAAGGCGGTCAGGCGCTCGAAGCGCACCCGCTTGGCACCAATGCGGCTGGCGAGTTGCGCCAGGTAGGTGGACGTGCGCCCATCCCCGAAAGGCCGATCCATCAGGTCGGTGCCGATCAGGATCAGGCCCATGCCGGCCTCGTCAGCCAGGTAGCGCAGCAATTCAAGCTGCTGCCAGCGCAGATGATTGGCCTCATCCACCACCAGGAGCTTGCCGGCCACCAACCCTTCCAACTTTCCGATCAGGCTATTGGCGCTTCCCGGCGTCTTGTCGGCACCGAAGGCGGTATGAATCTTCGCCGCCAGCACCTTGTTCGAAATGCCCTGCGCGCAGCACACCCGCAGCGCGCCGAGGCGTTCGACCAGGTACTTGCCGGCCCGCGTCTTGCCCGTCCCGGACTCTCCCACCAGTTGCCCGATGGGGCCGGTCTCCAGCGAGTCCATGACGGACTGCGCCATCCTTAGCGCGTCCCGGACTTGCCTTGTTTCTATGGTTTCAGTCATGTATGCTCCCTCTCTCGTGTGCTTAAAATTGCGGACTCGACCCCTGCCAGGGCTGAGTCCGCGTCCTCTTCATCGGCGAACACGTTGACCAACAGCGGGTCAACCTCGTCCGGCGAACTCCATTGCGAAAGCCGCTTCGGGTCATGTGCCTGCGCGGCTTTCGTGCTTCCTGTCTCGGCCAGGGCGGCGCTTTCCTTCGCCTCCAGTGCGTCCAGCATCTTTTGCGCGGCATCCGACACCGCCACCTTGGCGCCGATCTGCGCCTCGGGCATGGGGCCGTTGGCCATGACCCACTTGCGCATTTCCGCCACCAGGTCGAGTCGGCAGCAGTTCTCCCGTAACTCTGCGACGTAACGCATCACCACCTTCTTGCGCCGGCCCTGCTCCTCGGCCCCGGCCGGGTCCATGAATCCATACACCGGGGCCACGCCCGCCGCACAGATCAAGGCCCGATCCGGGCCGAAGACGAAGGCATAGCGCGGGTCATGCCGGGATACGCGCACGGTCAGGGTCTGGCCGGTATGGATCAACAGGGCGTCGTCGTAATATTCCGTGCCATCCCAACTCACGTAACCGCCTTGCACCTTGCGCGTGTCTTCCTCGGCAAAGGCCAGGAGCAGCACCCGTTCTTCCACGTCGGTACGCGTCCAGCCCGCGTCTATGTGAGCTTGGTAGGCTTGTGCCGGGCTGAGGCCGTCCATCGTTCCGCCCTGGGGGCTGCGGTGATAAAAGGCCATGGCGGTTTCGAAGTCGGCATGGAACGCCTCCCAGGTGCCGGGGTAGGGCATGGGCGCCTTGCCCACGTTGTGGGTCTTCTGGCGCATGCGCTCGCCGCCCACCCAGCCCGGCATCATGGAAAGCACCGTGCCTTCGATGACGGAAAACAGCCCCTCGATGGGCTTGGCCGGCGCGTTGTAAGGCCGGGCGCGGATCACTTGCCGGCCCTCCTCGACCAGTTCGCGCACGTCCCCGCTGTCCGGCATTTCGCCCACGGAGAATTGCCGCTGCATACTCTGTGTCAGGCGGGAGATTTCGGTGAACGCGGCCATCATTTCATGCCACGAATACTCAGAACCGTTGTCCAGGTAGAGGGTCAGCGGCAGGCCCCACGCGCTGCACATGGCGGCGAACGAGGAGGCGACATGCACCTGTTTGACGCCTTCGCCCTTCTCCAGCAGCACCAGGCAGACGTACAGGCGGTTGGTGGCCACGTCGTGCCAGCAGATGGCGCGGGGATAGGCCACGGAGCCGTCCGAGCGGTGGATGGCGATGTCAATGGGGTGCACGTCGCCCACCACCACGTCCATGGGTTTCAGTTCGGCGCGGCTGCGGCGGATACGCGGGATATGCACATCAAAGAACTTCTTCGCGTCCTTGTCGGCCACGGCCAACAGGCTGCTCTTGCGGAACTTCTCGACGAAGGCGCGGGAAACCGTGCACGCCGGCCTCAACTCCATGGTCGGCGCGCTCCAGCCGGCGCCCTTGGACATTTCTTCCAGCTTGAGGGAGGCAAACTTCTGGATCACGTTCCAGCCTGCCGCGCCCGAGGCCCACAGGGAGCGCACGTAGTCCCCCAGGGCCTCGGCGATGGCCTGCCGGGAACCTTCGTCCAGGGGGCAGGCGGCATCCCATTCCCGCGTCACCAGCACGCGGAGGGTGTTGAGGTCGGCACGCTGGCGCGGCTTCAGCCCGTCCACATGCCCGGCCTCGTAGCGCTTGAGCCATTCGTAGACCTGGGACTTTCCGAGACGAACCGTCTTGCCGTCCGGGCGGGTGTGGCTGCGGGACAGCACCTCGGCGATGGCGGCGGATCGTGCCGGGCTGCTCCTCGCCAAACCGATGATGGGCCGGATGATGCCGAGCACCCACAGGGCCTTTTCGCTACGCTTGGCGGCGGTCGGGTCACACGTCACCATGGACAGCGTCAGCGTCACGGCCGGCGCCTGCGGCAGCGGTTGCGCGGCCTGCCCCGACAACCACTTGGCGTAGAGGGAAGGCGGCAGCGAGGGGGCGTAAACCTCATAGCGCTCGCCGGATTTGCCGCCTTGGCCGGAAACAGTGCGCACGTTGAGGCTGTTGCCGCGCCATGCCCCGTTCGCCAGCGCACCGCGCCCGTTGGAATCGTCTATCCCGGCCAGTTCCGCGAACTGGCGCACCGTCAGCCAGTTACCGTCAGCCGCCGTGGCGACGGCTGATGCGGTCGGGCCGGGTTGGAACGGGACGGGCAGCGCGGCCATTTTGCTTACACTCCCCTCGTCCGAGCCAGACGGATCAGCCGGTACAGGTTGCCTTCGTTGATGAATAGCAACTCCTGATTACCGCCATCGGTAAGGGTGTCGCGTTTCGCTACACCCTTTGGGTTGCAGTGCTTCGCCACTGCATCACGTGAATTTCGGTATCCCAGTACCGCACATATATCGCTTACGTTAAACCAAGGTTCGCGCTGGGCATCGGCGAAGGTGCGCACCACGGCGCCATCAAACTGAAATACGCTATCTTTCATTTCTGCTCTCCTTCGTTGTCGTCAATCACGCCGTCCTTGATGCCGAGCAGCACGGCGGCCTTATGCGCATCGCCGCGCTTGCCCTTGGTCTTGCCGTTGATGACATCGAACACCGCTTGACGGGTCAGCCCTCGATCACGCGCCCACTTCGAGACATTTACCCCTCGCCTTTCAAAATCAACGCGGACCTGTTCTGGCGTTTTTAGCTGGCCCATGTCTGCTCCTTGTCGTAAAGTATGGAAATATTAGGTACAGGCGCATTATTGATGCTATCGCATCACTTGTCAAGGAGTAAATGATGCTATCGCAACTTGAAGACCGTCTAAAAGAGGCGATGGGGAAAAGATTTCATACAGTCCGCGAGCTTTCAGCGGCGACAGGTATCCCGTATCCATCATTACGGGACTATCTGAGCGGCAAGAAGCGCCCTGGGTTTGATGCTTTAGCATCTTTTGTCAAATCTACCGGGGTTTCGGCTGACTGGCTTTTAACCGGTGAGGGAGAGGTGGACCGGCCACTGGTGCAAGGGCAAGCCCTATCAAACACACCTGTAATCCGAGCCTCGATAGAGGAGCTACAGGCGTGGCAGGTCCGGGAAAAGCGCTTTCTGCCCCCGGAGAAGTTTGCCGAGGCCGTGTTCACGCTCTGCGAAATCGCCGAGGACAAGCCGGAGCGGGTCAAGCCCTCCGCTGCAATGGTCCTGCGACTGGTGGCCTAACGCCCCCCCTATGTATCGAAACGGGACGGGGGGGTATCTAAACGGGACACCCATCAAAAGGGGGAAGGTATGGAAGACGAAAAGATCGTGAAGCTGCGCCGAACGCTGTCCGAGGCCACGCCGGTCAAGCCC